AAAAAGAAAGAACTTCTAAACAGAATCGAAACTCTTGAGTTCCAACTAAATGAGATCTTCTTCCTCGAAAGGTTGGGCGTTGAACAAATAGAAAGGCTAAACAACGAAGTAAGAGACCTACAGGAACAGTTGAACGCCAACAAATATTATTACATCAAACCAACAAATGACTAATCTAATCTCCCGCACTGGACGGGTACAATCTTGGATGGATGACCCTACAGGTCGCCTTCCTGTCAGCTGCACAGTATTTGTAGTTGAAAACGAAATGGAAGGTCCGAATGGCATCGAAGCCAGCTGGAGGTTTGCATCACATGCCCTTAGGTTCGGGGCAGGTTGTGCTATCCATCTAGATAATCTTGATCCGAAAGGTTATGTACGAGAGTCAGGTGTAGTTGCATCTGGCCCTGTAAGTTTTGGTAAAATTTATAGCTCTTTAAATGAAATCCTACGTAGAGGCGGTCATTACAAAAATGGTGCGATTGTTCTTCATATTTCCCTTAATCATGCCGATGCTCTTGAGTTCATTACTACTCCTAGATCCGAACTTCCTTGGGTCAAGCGATGCATCAACATCACTGAAGAGTGGTGGCAGGATTGTACGTTTAAGGAAGAGCTACTACATGGAATCAAGTCAGGAGACATCTGGCTAAATAAAGTCCGATATGACGATGAAGGAAACAGAATTTTCGGGAATGTCTGCCTTGAGGTTTACTTGCCCTCACGCGGAACGTGCCTCTTACAACATGTCAATCTCAGTGCCTGTGAATTCGACGACATCCCCCGTGCTTTTGTTGAAGGCATGTCCGAATTGTGCAGCCTTCATAGTAAAACAGGTGTGGGAACAACTGGTGAGTACCTATCCCCAGAAATCGATAGACAAGTTGGACTTGGAATGCTGGGTCTGGCCAATCTCCTCCGACGTTACGGAGTGACTTACGAACAATTTGGAAGAGCGTTAGATCAATATAACAACAATGAAACTATTCGATCTGCCGCGTATGAACTTGCCTCTCAACTTGCTTCAGGAATTAACCAATCAGCCTCAATTGCTCGCGAACATAATATGGTTCGAGCCTTTGCTATCGCACCAACCGCCAGCTGCAGTTATAGAAGCATGGATTTGGATGGCTATACTAGTACACCAGAAATCGCTCCACCTATCTCGCAGACAGTCGATCGCGACAGCGGTACTTTCGGAGTACAAACGTACAATTATGGTGAAGTAGAAATTGCTAGTGAAGTAGGTTGGGAAAATTATAAAAGAGTTGCTGATGGCATCATGACGATGTTATCTCGCACAGGGCTTCTTCACGGATATAGTTTTAACTCTTGGAGTGATACTGTAACCTATGATTCTGAATTCATTGAAGAGTGGCTACGGTCCCCTCAAACATCTCTCTATTACAGCTTGCAGGTAATGGGAGATACTCAAGATAAATCTGATGCTTACGCCGCTCTGAAAGATACTGACATTGAAGATTACTTGAGTGACTTATTAAATGAATCAAATCTTACATGTGATTGCCAAGAATGAACCCTTACAAGAAACTACAAAAGAGAAAAAGAAAATGGACTCCAGTACAGACAAGTGCTGGTATATGCACAGAAGGAACGGAAGAGACAGTATACCGTGTACTTGCCTTGAGACATATGGAACTACCTGTGGGAGATTTTATCACTGATGCCCTCGATAATGACGTTCCAGAAATGGCACGGGAGTTGCTCATTTCCAATGTTAAGGATGAAGAAAACCACGACTTGGCTTTGTCTTACATCGCCAATGCTTACGGTGTTGACAAGAAGTCTGAGAGAGAGGGAATCGCTCTCCGAGAAGCTTGGACTTCGCATCCAGATCACACGATCCTCAAAGCGATGGTTGCCGAGCGTTCAATTTTCTTCGTTCTACTTCCCTTCCTACGCGCTCATGGTGACAGTGGAATGCGAACAGTATCAGCCGACATAAGTAGAGATGAACAAATCCACGTGGCCACTAATAGTCTTGTATGCAGTGAGCTGGGCCTTAGTCCCTCTCCTTCTCTTGATAAATTAAGGAAGGCTACTATCAATTGGGTTATGCAACCCTTAGGTAGAAATACTACTGATAAAAAATTAGATAAAAAATTTTGGCTCGATTCCAGTGATCGCTTGATGTATGAGGGTAAGGCTCCAGAGCTTTCTTTCACCAAGTCAGCACGTATGCCTGCCTTCTTTGAACATAGCAATGTCAACCTCCCCTCTTACGCTTGACCTCTTAGAGGTTAAAGGTATGCAAGCTAATGCCTTGCTTCAAACATTAGAAGAAACATTTCCACCAACTAACCCTAACCCTGAAGACACAATGGAAAAGATTATGTACAGGTCCGGTCAACGCAGTGTTGTTGAGTGGATCATTAACTATATGGAGGAGAACTAATGTCTTGGCAAAATCTTATTTTAGGTCTACAGAATCAAAATGAGTTCAAAGATTTTAATCCCAAAAAAATGTCGTCTAAGCAGCTCAAAAAGCTGCGAGTTGATGTAAATAGTGGCTATAGAGAGTCAGTAAAACCTGGATTTACAAGACCATCGATTGGTTACAGAAGAGCACCACAAAAAACAGGAAAAACTAACTACAGTTACTACCAAAACCATCCAGGTTGGTCTGCAATTGCAGATGAAATAGGTATCAAAAAGATCAATAGTCAAAATGACATCAGTCAGATGTATGACTACACTAATAACTATCGTTCATCCCCTCCTCCTGCTCCACCAAGTTATGGCAATGCACCTACAAGTCAAGGTAGTTCCTCTGTTAATTTCTCAGCACAGTTAGCAGATATTAAAAAACAGAACCAGGCTGAAATCAAGGCTTTGACAAAACAACTATCTGATCAGCGAACTGACTATGCTCTTAGAGAAGAACAGGCAAACAAAAGGATCAGTAGCCTTTCATCTACTGTAGCTAACGCTCAAAGTATGTATGATCCTACCAAAGGAATGGGAGCTAGTAATAATATTAATCCAGCTTTAACTATTCAAGAACAAGGTAAGAAATTAAGTTCCGGTACTCAGAGATATAACCGTAACAAGCTAAGCATTAATAACCTAAATCTATAAACAAATGTCTGCTAAACAACGTTATGACAAACTGACTTCAGACCGTAGTCAATTCCTTGACGTAGCTAAAGAAGCATCTAGGTTGACTCTTCCTTACCTTATTAAAGGTGAGGATGAGAACACAGGTGCTCGTGTATTAAGAACACCATGGCAATCAGTCGGAGCCAAAGCGGTTGTGACGTTGGCTAGTAAGCTTATGCTTGCACTTCTACCTACACAAGGAAGTTGGTTTAAGCTACAGTTAGATGAAGTATCAGTAAAAGAAAACTTCCCTCCTGAAGTAATGAGTGAATTAGATCTCAGCTTCAGTAAGATTGAACGGATGGTTAATGAATCCATTGCTGCTAGTAGTGATCGTGTAGTAGTACACCAAGCACTAAAACATTTAGTTGTTGCTGGTAATGCCTTAGTCTTTATGGGTAAGGAAGGTTTAAAACTATATCCAATCAATCGTTATGCAGTAGAACGTGATGGTAATGGAAATGTTATTGAGATCGTTACTAAAGAACGTATCAATCGTGATTTACTGGCAGGCCTCATACCAGAACGTCAGCCTAATTCAGTATCTGCACAAACTGGTGTAGGAGATAATGAAGTAAACATCTACACTCACGTCAAAAGAGTAGGTGCCACAATGATCTGGCATCAGGAAGTAGATGATGTAATCCTTCCTAAGTCAACAGGTAAAGCACCAATTGATTCTACTCCTTGGCTTGTTCTTCGTATGAACTACGTGGATGGTGAAGTCTACGGTCGTGGAAGAGTAGAGGAATTCCTAGGAGATCTTAAGTCTCTTGAGGCACTCTCTAAAGCACTCGTAGAAGGATCTGCAGCTGCCGCTAAAGTAATCTTTACTGTCAACCCTTCAAGTACTACAAAGCCTGCCACGTTAGAACGTGCAGCTAATGGAGCAATTGTTCCAGGTAGGCCAGATGATATTGGTGTAGTTCAAGTAGGTAAGACTGCAGATTTTAAGACAGCATATGAAATGATGCTGCAATTAGAGAAACGAATCTCTGATGGATTCCTTATTATGCAAGTCCGTAACTCAGAACGCACAACTGCGGAAGAGGTAAGGATGACTCAAATGGAATTGGAAGCACAACTTGGAGGATTGTTCTCCATGCTTACTGTTGAATTTCTGGTTCCATATCTCAATAGAAAAATGTCAGTCTTTCAGAAGACTGGTGAGATACCAAAGATTCCTAAAGGAATTGTCAAACCAACAATTGTTGCTGGACTTAATGCACTTGGCCGTGGTCAAGATGCAGAACAACTTACGATGTTTATTACTACTCTTGCACAGACAATGGGACCGGAAGCTATCGCCCAATTCATTAGTCAAGATGAGTATATCAAACGTCTAGCTGCTTCTCAAGGTATCGATTATCTCGGACTTATAAAAAGTCAGGAACAGATACAAGGTGAGATGCAACAGCAACAACAACAAGCTGAAGAAATGGAGCTTGTGAAACAAGCATCTAAGATTTCTGAACTTGGTATGCAACAACAACAAATTCAAGATGGACAAAACGAAACCAACCCGAGCCAGCAAGGTCAAGCAGAAGCCACTACCGACGTCGGTTGAGCCGGAAGCTAGACCACTAGCAAGTAACAAGTATGCACCTAAACAGAAGGTAGGTACTCCACAACTACGAAGACCTAATCGTGTATCGAAAGTAGGTCTTGGTGGTCTCGAAGTAATTACAGCAGAAGGCATTTCAGAATGAGTACACTTACTTATGATCCAACTCCTGCTGATAACCCTGAGTTCTCTGAAGAAGAACAGGCTGCGATTCAAGTAGGTGAGGCATTAGAAGAACAACAGAAAGGATTGCTAGCTGGTAAGTTTGAAGATGCAGAAGCATTAGAGAAAGCATATATTGAACTACAAGGTAAGCTAGGTAGTTCTTCTAATGAACCTACAGAAGAAGTAGAAGAAGAGAAGACTGAAGAAGAACCTACTGCTCTACTTGATCGCCTATGGGAAGAAGCTAGTGCAGAAAAGCTAACACAAGAAACCATTGATGCACTTAACGCTTCATCTCCTGAAGACCTTGCAAAGATGTACATGGATTACAGATCTGGTGTCGAACAATCTCAACAAGAGAATACACCTGCTGTACTTACTGAAGAACAAGTAGATGGTTTGAAGAATGTAGTTGGTGGTTCTGAACAGTATGATCAAATGATCACGTGGGCTAGCAATAACCTAGCTGAAGGTGACATCAATATGTTTGATCATGTAATGGATAAAGGAGACCCTGCTGCCTGCTTCTTTGCTATTCAAGCATTGCAATATAGGTTCCAAGAAGGAACAGGATATGACGGACAAATGATTACAGGTAAACCAGCTGCTAATAAAGCTGATGTATTTCGTAGCCAAGCAGAACTAGTTGCTGCACAAAGTGATCCACGCTATGAAAATGATCCAGCATATCGTAATGATGTAATGGAAAAACTTATGCGATCACAAACTCTAAAATTTTAAATGACATTAGGAATCGGAGCTACACTATTATTAGTCGCTAGCTGGTATGGACCAGGATTTCATGGGAACCTTACAGCTAATGGGACACGATTTGATAGTAACGCAAGCACAGCTGCGCATAAATCACTTCCATTTGGAACTAAACTTCGAGTCTGTTATGACAGCTGTGAGGTGGTAACTATTACTGATCGTGGTCCTTTCATCCATGGTCGTCACCTTGACCTTAGTGAAGGAACAGCTAGACGTATTGGACTTATCCACTCTGGTATAGGAAAGGTAAAGACTACAAGGTTGAACTAATAAACTATGGAACCAATCAACTTTAAGTTAAATGAATTCAAGCAACTAGCGAAGTGGATAGATAAAACATTTCCACTACCTATTGCCTTCATTCTTAAAGGTTGGTTATGGAAACTAGAGGACTACTACATCGTCTACAGGATTAAGAAAGAGGTGGATGAAGCAATCGCACCTCACATACCAACTGACCCTGTTGTAGAACCTCCTACATATCACACAGAAGCATCTGAGGTAGAAGGTTTAGATACTATTTCTATCTCAGGCAAATGGGATAGATAAAAACTAGAAAGAAATCAGCTTTATTATTTTATGCCAAATCAACAAGGACCATCGCCACATGGACGTTATTCCGCACGGCAGATGGAAACAGGTATTAGCGTACCTGAACATGACTATATTTCACTGTCTAATAACAGTGACGGAAACCCCACTCAAGTTGTATATCGAACAGGTGGCTCTTCAGGAACAATTGTAGGAACAGTTGTTATGACTTACAACTCTACAAGTGGATTTTTAGAAACAGTCTCGAAAACTCAATAATGATTAAAATTCACCCAATTACAGGACAAATAGTATATTCCCCTGACTTTGGCCCGATGGGTCCGCCGGGTGAACCAGGTGAACCAGGTGAACAAGGTGAGCAAGGGTATCAAGGTGCTGAAGGTTTGCCTGGTATCGACGGGAAAGATGGTGATCAGGGACCAAAAGGTGCTACTGGTGAAGCAGGTCGTGACGGTCTAGGAATACTTAGCGGGACAGAGCCACCTGATAATGAGCTAGGTAGACCAGGAGAATTTTATATCGATTACTCTGCATGGGTAATTTACGGACCAAAGGGAGAACTGTTTTGGCCGCAAGGGTTTTCTATTATTGGACCTATTGGTAGAGCCGGTAGTCCTGGATTGGACGGAGTAGATGGAATAGACGGGACAAATGGTAGAGATGGAATAGATGGGGAACAAGGCCCGCCTGGCCCACAAGGCCCACAAGGTCCAGAGGGTAAACAGGGACCTCGTGGCTCACAAAGTTACCGTACTTCAGATCAAACAACTGGCCATCAAGATAGTAACTACAAAGGAATCAATGTTTATTCAAGTTAATTTGTTATGCCGTATCAATTTACAGTTATACCAGGATTTACACAAACAGTAGGAGGAGGAGGTACAGGACCTCAAGGGCCGCCTGGACCAGCAGGACCAGCAGGCGCTGACGGAGCTGACGGAGCTGACGGAGCACAAGGTCCAGCAGGTCCAACTGGTCCAGCAGGAGCTGACGGTTCAGACGGAGCTACTGGTCCTCAAGGGCTTACAGGTGCTACGGGTCCTACTGGAGCAGCCGGTGCGGACGGATCAGATGGCGCTCAAGGTCCAGAGGGTCCGACTGGTCCGACTGGTCCACAAGGACCTCAGGGACCTCAAGGTGCAACAGGTGCTGCTGGTTCAGACGGTGCTGCAGGAGCTGATGGTTCAGATGGAGCTACTGGCCCACAAGGTCCAGCAGGTTCTACAGGTCCTACAGGTCCTACAGGTCCAGCCGGTGCTGATGGTGCTGATGGTGCTGATGGATCGGATGGTGCTACCGGACCACAGGGACCAGCTGGACAAGGTGTCCCTGCTGGAGGATCTACTAACCAAGTTCTATCGAAAATTGATGGTACTGATTACAACACTCAGTGGGTTGCTCAATCAGGTGGTGGAAGTTATTCAGATTCAGACGTTGACACTCACCTGAATACATCATCAGCTTCTAGTAATGAGGTATTAAGCTGGACTGGTTCTGATTACGACTGGGTAGCTCAATCTGGTGGTGGTGGTGGATCTAGCTCGCTTGCTACTGCTGTTTATAAGGGACCATCTACCGCACAATCAATAGCGTCATCCACCTATTCAGTGGCCAACATTGCAACCGCTGTAGGAACCCCAAACGCCATCTTTAGCAATAGTTCTGGAGCGGTTACGCTTGGAGCTGCTGGAACTTATCTGGTAATGTGTACTGTTGTTTTGACAGGCAGCACAAACAATTACAGATGGACAGGTGAACTGAACATTGAGCAAGACACTGGAAGCGGGTTTGCTGAAATAGGAAGTGTCCGAGGTGGATACATAAGGGTCAACAATAATTCAAATAACACCTACATTACAATTTCTCGAATTGTTACGACTGCGGACACAGATGACAGGATTCAATTTCAGATCAAAAGAACTAGCAACACTGAAGGAAATGGAACTTTCGTAGTTGATAATTCAACAATTCAAGTAATCAGGCTTGACGGAATACCCGGAACTCAAGGTCCGGCTGGTTCAGATGGAGCAGATGGAACAGATGGCCCGAGCGACATTCCGC